TTACCAAAACGTGGTTATAGATGCATTAGGCGGGATTTATAAAGCCGCGGGTACAAACGTAATTTACGAATCGGATGAGGTAGAAGTAGAAGCCGCCGTAGAATTTACCGGTATTCAAATTAGTAGTGCCATCGACGTAATAAGCAAAACCAAGACCGGCGAACTAAGTGTAAACCAGGCGGCCCAAATTCTACAGTTTATGTTAGGATTTAGTAAAGAAGCCGTAGAAAGGCTTTTTCCGAATAATACAAACCTAAGCACCGACCGGGTACCGGTGGAATTGTGCGAATTGTTGCAAGGCGAAGACGAAGAAGAACTATTAGCGGACTATGAACTAATAGATACCCGTAAGGTAGACTACGACCAAGAAGGCGCGTTAGACAACCTTTGGACGTTTGCCCGTACTATTGACCAGCAAGGCCCACAAACTTCGGAACAAGATACCGAACTAATTAAGGTACGTTACGCGTACGCGCCTACGGTAGCACGGGACGAAAATAACCGGGACTTTTGTAAGGTTATGTTAGATTCAAATAAGGTATATAGAAAAGAAGATATAGTAGCGGCCGGCCGTCAAGCGGTTAACCCTGGTTGGGGACCACGTGGCGCGAATACTTACGATATTTGGTTATACAAGGGTGGCGGATCTTGTCGGCATTTTTGGGAACGCCGTACGTATCTAAAGAAGACAAACGCCCGTATTAGTGTTGCGGACGCAAAGAGAATAATTCAGAACGCCGGCGTAGACGCGAAACGTTTAGAAGTAAATGACCCGAAAGTAGCGAAGCGGCCGCGCGATATGGAAAACCGCGGGTTTTTAGATCCCCGTAACTTTACAACCCCCCGTTAAAATGGAAGTTTTACTAATCGACCCTACTTACCTAAAAAGGTACACACCTATAAACGGGCAAGTAGACGAAGACAAATTGCCGCCGGCTATTATTGCCGCGCAAGATATACACCTACAGTTATATTTAGGTTCGGATTTATTAGACGCGCTAAAAACTAAGGCACAAGCCGGAACGTTAGCGGGTGCGTACGAAACACTAACTAACAATTATGTGCGTAAGGCGTTAGCCTGGTTTACCGTTGTGGAACTGGTTGGGGACTTACAAGTACAAATACGTAACGGGGGACTTATGACCAATACCCCGGAAGGTTCTACGGCTATTAGTCCGGATCAAGCGGTAACACTTAGGGAATACGCACGAAGTAAAGGCGAATTTTATTTGTCGCAAATGTGCCGGTACTTGTCTAACAATAGTTCAAGCCTTCCCGAATACAGTACAAACACCCAAAACCGTATAAGCGCGCGAATGTTTCAATATACGCAAGCGTACCAGGTTGGCGGGGGCGGGTATGCTAGCCCGTTAAATGAACTATTCACGGTATGAAAACCAAACGCAAGGAAAACGAAGAACGTTTGCGTACTTGGTTGAAGAAACAAAAGGAAAAGCCTAAAAACGAAAAGAAGTGAATTGGGATCTAATTATAGGGGCGGGTTCGGTTGCCGTGCCGTTGGCATTTGCTTTATGGAAGTGGGGGACTAGTATAACCCGGTTTATGGCTCAAATGGAACAACGCGTAACGCAACTAGAAAAAAGCGAAAATAACGTATGTAACCGTTTGGAAGCTATGGAACAAAGACTAACCCAAAGACACGAACAGTTAACGCAAGTATTGCAAGATTTAAGAGAAGAACTTATAGCGTCTAACTCAATTAAACCACGGCGGTAAATGCGCGCGTTAGACGGTATTATTTTACATTGTAGCGCAACGCCCGAAGGTAGGGATATAGACCCGGCAACTATACGCAAGTGGCACACTAACCCACAACCCCACGGGCGCGGCTGGTCCGATATTGGTTACCACTACGTTATAAAGTTGGACGGTACTACCGAAGTGGGCCGGCCTATAGATATAGCAGGGGCACACGTAAAGGGACACAACCAAACCACTATAGGCGTTTGTTACGTGGGCGGTATGCGGGACGGGGAACCAGCCGATACAATGACCGAACTACAAGAAATAGCGTTTATAGAACTGGTATATAGTCTTCGTATGGTATTTGGATATATGCCCGTTAGCGGACATAACGAATACAGTTCTAAGGCTTGCCCTTCGTTTAACGTACAAACTAAATACGGGTTTTTAAACTTGAAACAATGAAGAAAGTAAATGTAACCGGCCTTCTTACGGCCTTGGATCTTACCGAACTATTTAAAGAAGTAGGTACCGGCAACGTTAAAAAGTGGTCCGCAAAACGAACGTTTAGCGGGGCCGTAGTTGCCGTAGCTTTATACGAAGTACAAACCAACGGGTTAAGTTGGCCGGCCGTGGCGTTGTGTGCTATTGCCGCGGTACCCCTTACCGTTTCGGTCTTTCAAAAAACCGAAGTACAAGAATAATAGCGTATTTTTGTTTGGGCCTTGTGTGTTGGCCCGTTTGCATAACAGGGGACCCCGCTAACGTGCGGGGTTCTTTTTTGCCCTATTCAAAAAAAAAGTTAGTCGAAACGTAACAACTTTACAAAAGTTGCGTATATTTGTCCAAGTTAAACAAACAAACACACAATGAAGGACTATTACAACCGGGAACGTATGGCCGAATTAAAACTAAGGTTAGAACGTGCCAACCAGCTACAAGAAGAAAACGCGGACAAATTGGCCGCGGGTTTATTAATAACCTTTTTAGAAGTTTGGTTCGAAAATGAATTGGAACAAGTGGGGTACAAACCGGCGCAAAGTGTCTAATTTTCCCGAACTTAAAAAAGACGCGGCCGAATTTTACGAATGGGCCGAACGTGTAGCACCCGAAGAACCGTACGGTATACAATACCACGTATTCGAACTACGGCGCGTGCTGGACAACTTAAACGAAGCAATAACCAAAACCTTAAACAATGGAAAACAAAATAACCGCCGTTCAAAATAACGGCACCTACGAAGGCAAGTACGGAACTATGTACAAGCAAGAAGTAACATTAGATGATGGAACCACCGGCGAAGTTTCGGCAAAGACCGAAAATAAGTGGAAAGTTGGGGACAAAGTAGAAGTAACGAAGACCGAAACGCAATACGGTACGCGGTTACAATTCAAGTTACCCGATCAACCAGGCGGGAACTTTAGAAAAAGCGGGTATGACCCCGAAACGCAATACCGTATAGAAGCTAGTTGGGCAATTACCGAAGCGATACAATTAGGCGCAAAGACACATGAAAAACTAGTTAGTACGGCCCTTACCCTTATTGATGCACGAAACGCCGTTATTAGTGCCTTAAAAGGCGCGAAACAGGACCAGCAACCGCAACAAGAAGACGTAACAAGTAATAACCAGCCTTTATACTAATGGAACAGAACGGAAGAAGCCCACTAGAACTATTTTTGTTCCGGTTTTGGAAAGACTGGACCGAAGTAGCCAACGCGTTAGAACTTAGCGTACCTACGGCGCGTATGTGGCGGGAACACCCGGAACGGATGTTAAAGTACATTATACAAATTAGGGAACTTACCGGGTGTACGTATACCGAAATTGTGGACGTAGTTAAAGAAGCAAGGCTATACGTTCCTATTTTGGACGAATGAAGTATATACAAGTTCCGGAAGTGGTTTATACCCTAAACCTTTCGGCCCTGGAACTTCTAATTTATGCGGACGTACACACAATGAACACCCAAGGCAACCAGTTTTACCGAAGTAATACCCAATTAGGGGAACGATTCGGGCGGGATCCAAGGAACGTAAAACGCGCCGTTAGTAAATTGGTAAGTATGGGCCTACTAATTCGCACAACTGAAAACCAGGCGCGGACCTTAACCGCGGTTACTGAACTGGTGGCAATAACGCCACCGGTGATAAAAACGCCACCGGTGATAACTTCGCCCCGGGGGGGTGATAAGAACGCCCCCCCTAGGGGTGATAAACTCGCCCCCCCTACCGGTGATACAAACGCCCCCCTAGTATATAAGATAAATAAAGAAGTAAATAAAGAATTAAGTAGAAAGGCAAAACCTAAAAATTTGGCCGAAGTAATAGAAGCGTTTGTAGATTCGGGAAGTACAGAAGAAGAAGCAAACAAATATTACGACTACTATACTTCCAAAGGTTGGAAGGTAGGCCGGGCACCAATGAAAGATTGGCAAGCGGCCGCGCGCAACTGGTTACGAAACGCAAACGGATTTAAAACACATGGAAAAGCAAGACCTACAGAAAACGAACAACGCGATAACCGCGAAAAGTTGGAACGTTTTATTAAAACCGGGAAGGTGTAACCTAACCGTTTTAGAAGCCTTTGAAGGTACCAACGTATTACGGGCGTTACGTGTTGACCCGGACCAAACCCGCACGGCGGTAATAAAGGCTATAATAGAAGTATCCGAATATATAGACGCAAAGAAGCGACTAACCACGGTAGAAGAATACGCCGAAGTATTTGAGGAACTAACGCAACGGTTCCAAAATTTTACTTTAGAAGACTTTAAACTAGCCTTACAGAATATGAAGGCCAGCCAATATTACGAACGCTTAAAGTTGGCCGAATACGTGGCCGCGTTTGCGGCTTATGATCAAAAAAAATGTGAAGCGGCAACCCAACGCGCAACGAATAACCAGCGCAAAGAAGGCCAACAACGCGCGCAAGTAATAACCGGTAACCTTGCGGACCTTATCCAATTACAAGAAGGCGAACAACCGTTATATACTAACGCCTGGTTAAAAGGCCAACGCCAAAGGCTAACACACGCACAAAGGCAAGAACTAAAAGAAAGAGACAAAAACCGTAGACAATGAACCCACTATTTAACGAAGGCGATAAGGTGCGGGTTAGAAATTGGTCCGGCGTGTTTTGGGTTAGTTCGCGTATGGACTTGGGCAAACGTTACCTTTATTACATTCGTGAAGTAGAAGGGGAACGTAAAAGTTATATGCAAGAAGACGCGTTAACGTTAGTAGAACGCGCATTAGGACCCGCGCAACTGACTATATTTTGAAGACAAAAACACGTAGGCAAAAGGCCATAGAAAAGTTAGACAAATATTTTTCTTTGTGGATCCGGCGCAAAGACGCGGACGAATACGGGCGCGTTGCGTGTTTTACTTGTGGTACGGTTAAACATTGGAAAGAAGTACACGCCGGGCATTTTGTAACGCGCGGTAAGTGGGCAACCAGGTACGAACCGTTAAACGTTCGCGTTCAATGTTACGTTTGTAATATTCATAAACACGGGAATGTGTGGGAATACGGGGTAAACTTGGAAAAAGAAAAAGAAGGGTTAGCCCATGAACTACAAAGGCAAGGCAACGAATCTTCGAAAATTCTAACGGTTGAACTAGAAGTATTAGCCGAAAAGTATAAACGGTTGGTTAGTGAATTGGAATAGTTGGATAGAAGTAAAGTATAGTTACCTGGTTGAAGTTGCCGGGCGGTATTGCCGCGAACCTAAAGACCTGGTAAACCACGTTTATCTAAGGTGTTATTCTAAACCTTTTCCCGAAAACCCGGAAGGGTACTTTTTAAAAGCCTGTTGGATAGAAGCGACACGGGGCAAGTTTAAAAAGCTATACCGAATAGAAGACGTAGAACTACCGGCCAACCTAACAACCGAACACGATTTAACCAAAGTATTACAACGCGAAACTTTACACGTTTGGATTATGCGCCTTAACTGGTTCGAACGTGAACTAATGAAGGCGTATTTACGTGGGTACACGGTGCAAGAAATAGCACAAGAAACGGGAATAAACGAAGCGACTATTTACAAGGCCCTAAACCGGGCAAAAAACCGTATAAAAGATGTTGTTAGTAACGCCACAAGAACGAAATAGAAGGTTAGACCTTTGTAAGGCTTGCAAATATTACAAGGCAAATACCCAAAGTTGCGGTACGTTGTTACGTCCGCGTACCTTACGTAACGGGGTTAAGTTGTGCGGGTGTTTCTTACCAGCTAAAACGAAGTTTAAATTTAGCGAATGCCCCGCGGGGTTTTGGTCCGCAACTGTAACCAGTGAAGACCAAGACCGTATAAGGGAAGCGGTAAAGTGGACCGGTTCTTTATCGTTAAGCCAAACGCGCGAACTAGTAGATATATACAACCGCGTTACCGGAACAACAAACACGTATACAGGTTGTAACGCTTGCCTTACTAATATGCGGGACGAACTTAAAAGGTTTTTGGAATACCCTATAGATCAGGCCGTAAAAGAAGATACGGCACGGGTTGCGCAAAAATATTTACCGGATAAGTAAAAAAAGTTTGCAAGTAAACGAAGTTTAGTTATCTTGCACGAACAAACACACACAATGAACACACAAACCAAGTCTTACCACGCGGCACGTATAGCCGCGAAACAATACCTAAACCTTACGTATAAGGCGAAGGTATGCGAAGGTTACCCCGAAGATGCGTATATGATGAAAACGGCGAATATAAGCCGTAGTAACGCGCAACGTTGGTTATTTACTTACAACCAAAAACTTAAGTTGGTAGCGGACGAAAACAACGCGCCGTATATCTTGCGTTGGGGGCCTGAAGACTTTTTAGCCAAAGACGAAACACGCCCAATATGAAACGCGATTATTTAAGCGCAACCGCGCTAAAAGCGTTTGCTAAAAGTCCAAACCACTACTTAGAATACGTAACCGCGGAACGCAAACAAACGGACGCGTTATTATTGGGTTCGTTGGTACATTGTTTGGTACTGGAACCGCACGAAGTAAACGCGCGGTATATCGAAGTTCTAAATATGGATCGTAGAACCAAAGAAGGTAAACAGGTTTACGCCGAATACATACAAAACGCCGAAGGCAAACAACCCGTTAAAGCGGAACTATGGCAACAAGCGGTAAAAATGGCCGAACGCGTTAAGGTAGAAGCCGCGGACGTGTTTAATACACCAGGTAAAGCCGAAGTAGAAACGCGCGGTAAATTATTCGGGTACGAATTTTTAGCCTACTTAGACTACGAAACGAAGCGAAGTGTATTTGATTTAAAGACCACACAAGACGCAAACCCCGCGGCCTTTCAACGTGAGGCTTACAACTACGGTTACCACTTGCAAGGGGCGGTATATACGCTACTTACCGAAAAGCCTTTTTATTGGGTAACCGTAGAAAAGATTGCACCTTATAACGTGGTTATTTACAAGCAAGGCAACGAAGCGTACGAACGTAGCGCGCAACAAGTGGAAAGGTTAGTTAAAGACTTTATACAATGGGACGGGCAACCCAAGGGGTACAACGTTCCAGCCGGTTATATTCTAGAATTACCAAAATGGGCGTAAAGATTAAAAGCACGGTATACCCCGAACCGCAAACGTTCAACCAGTGGCAAGAACACTTACGCAAGGAACGGGAAAAAATTTGGTTCGCTAAATTGGGCCGTAACAATGAAGAATTAATAGACATAGAACGAGACTGATGAACTACACACCAGATCCATATGATAACGACCCACGGGCACCGTGGAACGCGCCCGAACCCGAACCTTTGGGTATGTTTGAAGAAGCCGACTTTTACGAAGAACTATACGGGGACGAATGAACTATTTAATTACAACCTTTGCGGCCTTTGGGTTGGCGTGGTGGATATTCTACACCTTAGAAGAATCCAAGAACCGTAAGAAGTACGAAGAACACAAAACCAAAACCAATAAACGTTTAAACATGAGTAAAGCACAATACCGGGCCTTTATCGAAAACTACGTAAACGGTACCCGTAAATTAAGCCGCGAAAAGGTATACGAAGCCATTGTAGAAGGTCCCAAGAACGTACGGGCCGTTATGGTATACCTAGCTAACCGCGGAAAACATATGAAAGAAACAACCGTAACCGGTCGTATTTCGGAACTTCAAGACATGGGGGCAATTTATGAAGCGGCCGAAGGCGTGTACCAAGTTTGCCGAACCGAACAGGAACAAGAAGACCAGCGGCAAAGAAGGTTTAACGCACGTAAAAAGCGTTGGATAAACGAGGGAAAACGTAACGGTTGGTTATGAACCTAAAGGGTACGCGCGATATGACCCCACAACGTGCCGCACGTAAACGGGCGTACGAATTACGCAAGTGGGCCGAAGGTATACGCGACTTTGTAGAAAAAGGCAAAGTAGAAATATACCAAGAAGAACAAAGAAGCGAACGCGGGAAGGTATTAAGGAAAGAAGCGTTAAAAACTCGGGGTATGGATGAACACGAAGGCCGGAAGCTAATACAAGAAGCCGAACGCCTAGAACTATTGGCGGCCGTAACTTTGGAATACTTGGGTATAAATGACGAACCAAATGGAACGCCGAAAAGTAGACCAGTTAAAACCTAACCCCAATAACCCACGTACGATAAAAACGGCGAAGTTTCGGAAGCTAGTAAATAGCGTTCGGAACTTTTCCGGTATGTTAGAAGTACGTCCGCTAGTAATAACACCCGAAGGGATTGTATTGGGCGGTAATATGCGTTTGGAAGCGTGTAAAGAAGCCGGGTTAAAAGAAGTACCCGTAATAGTCGTAGACTGGTCCGAAGATCGGCAACGGGAATTTATTATTAAAGATAACTTAGGTTATGGTGAATGGGACTACGATATTTTAGCGAATGAATGGAACGTAGAAACGTTATTAGATTGGGGTTTAGATTTATGGGAACACCCCGAAGAAACAGAACCCAAGGAAAAAGAAGTTAACGAACCTTGCAAATGTTGCGGTAAATAATGGACAAGGCACAAACGGCACGAAGTAAAAAGGCGTTTATAGAAGCACTAACCAAAACGTTAGGCGTTATTACGGCGGCTTGTGAAGCGTCCGGTATACCACGGCGTACCGTGTATAATTGGATACGCGATGACGAAGAATTTAAAGAAGCGGTAAACGATACTAACGAAGTGGCTTTAGACTTTGCCGAAAACGCTTTACATAGGCAAATAAAAGACGGGGTACCCGCGTCTACTATTTTCTTTTTAAAGACCAAAGGCAAGAAACGGGGGTATACTGAAAGGCAAGAAATAGAAGTAACCGCACCGAAGGGGTTAAGTTGGTTAGATGAAGCTAGCAACTAGTTATTACCACTTTAAAAACAGTACCGCACGTATACAAGTACACCAGGGCGGCACACGTAGCGGTAAGACGTATTCTATACTTACCGGGTTAATAGAACTTTGCTATAAGAACCCCAACGCCGGGGCGGTAATTACAATAGCGCGTAAAACGTTTCCCGCGTTGCGCGGTTCTGTTATGCGGGACTTCTTCGAAATACTGGAAAGGGAAGATTTATACAACCCCGAATACCACAATAAAAGCGAAGCCACGTACCTATTGTTTGGTAACCTGGTCGAATTTATTAGCGTAGACCAACCGCAAAAGGTAAGGGGCCGTAAACGCGCCGTTTTGTATGTAAACGAATGTAACGAAATAACGTTACAAGATTGGCGGCAACTTCTTTTACGTACTACGGTAAAAGCAATAATAGACTTTAACCCTTCGGATGAATTCCACTGGATATATACCGAAGTAATACCGCGGGAAGATGCGGACTTTTTTAAAACCACGTATTTAGATAACCCCTTTTTACCAGCCGAAGTAATAGCCGAAATAGAACGGTTTAAAGACGTAGATGAAAACTTTTGGCGCGTGTTTGGACTTGGGGAACGTGGCGTAAGTAGGTCTACGATATTTACGCATTTTACCGAAGTAGAAAAACCCGCGGGTAAATTGGTTGGTTACGGTTTAGACTTTGGTTATACCAATGATCCAACCGCGGTAATAGCTTTATACCAGGACGGCGAAACGTTCACGGCGCGGGAAGTATTGTACCGTAAGGGACTAAGTAACCGCCAAATTTGGGAACTACTAAAAGAAGAAGTACCAGGGGCCGCGCTAGTTGTTTGTGATTCAGCCGAACCCAAAAGTATAGACGAATTACACGGGTACGGGTTGAACGCACACCCCGCCCGTAAAGGTCCAGATAGCGTACGCGCCGGTATACAGTTCTTACAGTCTAAACCGTTACGTATTACGTCCGATTCTATAAACCTTCTAAAGGAACTTCGTAACTACAAATGGAAAGAAGACAAGAACGGAAAACAACTAAACGAACCCGTAGACGCGTTTAACCATTTAATAGACGCGTTACGATATATAGCGATGCACAACCAAAGTAACCCGAACTTTGGGCGTTACGCTATAGTCTAAAAACCTTTGTTACTTAGTCTTATATTCAATGAAGCTAACTTTACCCTTGTCGTGGAAAGATATAACCCTAGAACAGTTAATAGGGTTAATGCAAACGGAAGACCCGTTAAAGCAATTAGCGTTAGTTACTAATACCACGGTTAGCGTTTTAAAGAAGGCCCCGCGTAAGTTGGTAAAAGCGGGGTTAGAACACTTAAACACAATTCAAGAAACGGCCGACTTTGTAGAACGGTTCGAACTGGAAGGGGTAAACTATGGGTTTATACCGGATTGGGACGAATTTACCGCGGGGGAATATATAGACTTGGAACTATTGTTAGAAGATAGTTGGAACAACGCCCCGCGTATTATGGCTATTTTGTATAGGCCTATTACGTCTGAAAGTTTAGGGGGTTATAAGATAGCACCCTATACCGCAAAAGAACCGTACCAACAATTTCTAAAAGTACCGGCTAACTTGTTTAGTGGTATGCTGGTTTTTTTTTGGACTACAAAAAGGGAATTGTTGACCAGTACGGGGGCGCGTTTACTGGAAGCGGCCCAACTTTTACAAGCACCTTTACCAAGAAGTGGGGTTGGTACCCTACGTTATACGCGTTGGCTAAGGAAGATATTACCCGCATGGACCAAATAACCGAACTACCTATAAACGTAGTTTTACAACATTTGGCCTTTTTAAATGACTACGCAAGCGAACTAAAACGTTTACAATGATAACCCTAAACGCAATAGAACAACGGTTAAGCACCTTTGCGGACTTACATTTTTTTGTACAGTCTTACGGGTTCGGGGCACCGGATGAAGTGGACTTAGATAAATTCACGGCCTTTCCACTTATGTACGTTGTTTATACTGGTGCCACGTATGAAGAAGGCCAAAAGGTATACGCCTTTGAGGTTTACGTATTTGATCGCCCTACAGAACAAGAACAAAAAAGCACTAACCGCCGGGAAGTAGTTTCAGATAGTGAACAATGTTTAGAAGACCTAGTAGCGGACGTAACCAACGGCGGTAACGTGTTCTTATTTAACGAACGTTATTTTGTTGAAAGTTCAAGTATACAACCGATTATAGACGAACGTTCGAACTTGCTAAGTGGGGCGTTGTTAGACCTTAGTATTTCGGTACCGTGGGAAGCGTCACCGTGTAACCTACCTATAGACGGGGTTAGTCCGGTAGGGGGCGAAATTGCATACGCCCGGCGGGGACTTTTACGAATGTTAACGCAAGACGGAACCACGGACGTACGAAGCGTAAACACAATTAAGGTTACTAACGGAACACTTACGGACGAAGGTAACGGGGTTGTTAGTTTGTCTATTTCGGGGGGCGGGGGAACTGGTACGGTAACCAGCGTAAACAACGTAGAACCGGTAGACGGCAACGTAACGTTAACTACGGACGAAGTACCCGAAGGTAGTACCAACCTTTACCACACGGCCGCGCGCGTTGTTACGGCCGTAGAAACGGAAGTAATAGACAACGCGAATTTTTATACTGGTGGCGTTGGCGTTATTTCTTGGAACACGGACCGGGGAAGTTTGCAAGTAACGTTAGAAAACGGGGTAACGTTGCTATTAGGGCAAGATATGCCCGTATTAGCTAAGAACACGTACGCAAGTACAATAGACAAGGGAACGTACGTTATGTTTACCGGGGCCGTAGGCAATAGCGGTAAAGTAGAAGTACAGCCCTTAATAGCTAACGGCACCTTACCGGGTTATGTTTCTTTTGGTATTACCGCCCAAGAAATTAGAACCGGCGAATTTGGGTACATTTTAGCAACCGGCGAAATATCCGGTATAGATACCAGGGGGCAAAACGGCGAAACTTGGACGGACGGAACTATTTTATTCGCGGATCCGGCGCGCCCTGGTGGGTTGACTTTAACACAACCAGCGGCACCAAACCTAAAGTTACCAGTAGCGGCCGTAGTGAACGCGGCCGCAAACGGTATTCTATTAATTCGCAATACTACCGGGGCAAGCCTTAGCACGTTACACGATACGCAAACTATTACACCCGATACGGGGCACCTTTTGCGATACAACGCAAGTAACACCCGTTGGGAAAACGCAACGCCGGCAACCGTAGGCCCCGAAATAGCCGCGGTTTTGGATTCGGACGATATAACCGAAGGAAGTACAAACCTATATTTTACCGCGGCCGAACAAACCAAGTTAGCGGGTATAGAAGACGGGGCCGAAGTAAACGTAGCTACTAACCTTACCAATACCACAACCACAACTACGGTAACGGTACTAAGTAGCACGGGTAATAATACTACGTTGGCCGCGTCTACCGTTTCGGCGGCTGGTGTTATGACCAGCGCGGACCGTTCTAAATTAGACGGTATAGCAAGCGGGGCGGAAGTGAACGTTAACGCCAATTGGAACGCAACAAGCGGGGACGCGCAAATATTGAACAAGCCGATTATACCGGACGAACTAAGCCAATTAGCCGGTACCGCGGACGATATTACAGAAGGCCAAACAAATTTATTTCTCACATCTTCCGAACGTACGGCAATAGCCAATATACCGCCCCAATTCTTTCAAGTTGTACAAGACGGGGCAACGGCTATAACGTTGGATACCGGGGACGAAGGGACGTATATACGTTGTACCGCTTCAAGCGCGGTAACCGTTACTATACCTTCCGGTAAGTTTCAAGCGGATGACGAAATTATTATAGAACAGGGGGGAACGGGACAAGTAACAATAACCGCGGGGGCGGGTGTAACGCTGAACAATAGCGCGGCCAATACCGCAAAAACGGCGGAACGGTATTCGGTAATAGGTTTAAAATGTGTAGCAAGCGATACCTTTACTTTAACCGGTGAACGCGAATTAGTATAATGAACTTTCTACAAGTAGTAACGGCGGCCCGGCGTATACCCGTAACAAGTGGTATAGTAACTGTAGGCTTGTGGCATAACTACGACGCGGGTAACGCTTCAAGTTACCCTGGTACCGGTACCACGTGGACGGATTTACAAGCAAATAACAACCTTACTTTATTTGGCGGGTTAGAAACTACATTCGTAAACACCCCGCCCAAGCACTTCGACTTTGATCGGGTAAATGACTACGCCGGTACTACTAGCTGGAACCAACCGACTAACGATAACTTTACTATTGAGGCTTGGACGCGTTTAGATGCACAAGGGAATTATAACCAAATGGTATTCACTTCCCAAACCCAAAACGTACGAACGTTTATTCTATTTAATAATAGAACGGGCGCAACCGTGGGTACGCGTAAAGGTTGGGTATTTGCGTTATGGGACGGGGACGGCGTAAGTAGTAATACACTGTTAGGGGCCAATTATGGAAGTAACGTAGCAAGTTTAAACACGTGGTACCATGTTATGTGCGTACGGGACGGCGGTACTTCTTATATATACGTAAACGGTTCTTTAGATAGTACGCAAAGTTTAAGCGCGTCTACTGGTTGGAATAGTGGAACCGTATTAGATATTGGAAAGCGTAGCGTACCTACGGTACCGGATTATTATAACGGCGATATAGCCGAAGTAAGAATGTACAACCGCGCGTTAAACAGTACCGAAATAACGCAAAATTGGAACGCAACAAAGGCAAAATATGGATACTAAATATTACCGGGTAATTAGTTCGGCAACCCTTCAGCGTATAACCTTAACGGGCATTCATGGCGATCGTATTAACCAAAGGTTTAGTATAGACGGAAGTAAAGTAATAGTAGAACGTAAGGCGGGTTTTGCGGTTAATTCGCGTTGGATGGATTGGCAAACGACAATACTAACTATTGAAGGCCCCGAATGGACCAGTAACGAAGACCTTATAGAATGAATAAAGAAGTAGATAAAGCCTTTATAGACTTTGCTAACGAAATACTTAACGCATCTAAAAGGGAATTAGGTACCAGGCGTATAGGCAAAAACAAGACGTACGGCGTAGCTACTAGAACCTTACAAAAGTCCCTAACGTATTCGTTTAAGTTTGGTAAGTACGGCGTTAAGTCTGTACAGTTCTATTCAAAAGGCAAGGCGAACAATTACGCGGCCTTTTTACACTTTGGGGTAAACGGAACTAGAAAACAACGGGGCGCGCCTTTTAGTTACAAGAATGAAAAACCGGTACCTTCTAAAGCGGTTTTAGCGTGGATGCGCGCTAAACCCGTACGACTACGGGACGAAAAAGGTAGTTTTATTAAACAGACCCCCGAAAGAATGAAACAAGCCGCGTACGCTATTGGGCGGGGAATTAAACGTAACGGTATAGAAGGCTTGTTTTATTTTGAAAAAGGGTACGAATACGCGTACAAGAAAAAACAGAAGGCACTAGAAGGGGCGTTGGGTGTAGCCGTCCAAAATGAACTAACCGCACGTTTTGAAGGTGTAAGAATAAAACTTAAATAATGGCCGCAAGTATTTTTCAGGAACCAAATACCTACGTACCGGCTAACCAACGCCTTATATTTGGTATAGACACAAGTACCACAATTACAACGGCTTTTAGATTCGTAGTTGTAGTTAAGGAAAACGGTACCCAAATTGGTAAATATTACCTTAGTCCAAACCCCGAAGACGTGGCCTTTTTTGATTTAGGCGAACTAACACGTAAAAGGTTAGAAGTAGACAACCGGCCGTATTCGGGCGGGGGTACTTTGTTCGAATACCAAAGTAATTATTTTACCCGTTCGTTAGGGAACGTAGCTAGTTATACCGTAGAAGTGGGGGAATGGGACGGAACAACCGAAACAACCAACCAGGACAACCGAACGGTATACCTTATTGGTGGACGCGAACAACTAAGCGCGGGTTTACACCCTGGTTTTTCCGATTATTACGCTACGGCTATTACTAAAAAAGTTTGGTTAACAGATTATCCGGTAACGGGTTCGTATATCGAACTTACGGCACAAGATCAAACGGAAGGGTTTGCGGCTTTAATTACACGTTCTACCGTATCCAATGCAACGGCTATTAGTTACGCCGTTACTACGTCTTCCGGTACCACAACAACAACCGTAACCCTTAATACTACCAACGGGGCGCAACTTCCCACGGCTACCAGTCCGGTAAACGGGTTTATTACTTACGTGGCTTTAATGCCCGTTAACGTGGCCGCGGCTGGTATTAGCCTTACGGGTTGGACTAGTTACACGGTACAACCAATTATAGAAGCTACGTTAACGCCGGTAGGCCGTGCGTTGCGTGTTACCAAAGATTGTAAGACGTACAAAACGGACCCGGTAGAATTGGCTTGGGCAAACAGTAAAGGGGGTTGGGACTATGCAACATTTGAAGGAAAGCTATTAACAACCGTAACAACGCAAAACAAGCCGTATAAAAAGGCGTTAGGTACTTGGGGCGGGTCCGTGTTCGAATCTTATTCGTTTGATTCTGAAACGGCGTACTTTCACAAAGACGGCGAAGAAGCGTACCAGTTAACCGGAAGGTTTACTGAAACAGAATTAGAAGTATTTAAAAACCTGGTATTAGCTAAAAAGGCTTTTATTAAGTTGGGCCAATGGCTACCGGTCCTAATAGATACGGCTAGTTATCAGGTACGAACGGATAACTTACAAATAGCCGAAGTAGTTTTTAACGTCAAACTAGCCCAAACGTTGCGCGTATGATACAAGTATTTTTAGACGTTAACGGATACAAGCTATTAGAACTTTATTCGAATGACCCGGTAAACCTTAATTACCGGTTTTCGGATATATCAGAAATAAACGCGGCTTCTTCTTCTTTTAGTCAAACGTTCCGGGTACCACTTACCAAACAGAACGCCGAAATATTCGGGGAAGTAACGTTAGGGCAAGTACCCGACTTTAGATATAAAGCCAAAATACCCGCGCGCATACAACGGGCCGGTATTACGATCTTCGAAGGGTACGCCCAAGTAAAAGGGTTTTACCAGCAAAAAGGACAATATACAGACGTAGAAGTAACGGTATTTGGCGAAACGGCGGACCTAAGCCGGGGTATTGGTGAAGGCACCTTGCAAGACTTGGACCTAACGGCGTTAGACTTTGTTGTAAATGGAAGTAACGTAAGTTTAGGACTTAGCGCGGGGGGCCTATATAGTGGTAAAATGCGTTTAGGCGTTGTGGACCGTGGGCACAACTGGAATGAAAATAATTCACCTTTTCAAAAAGCAACCCCTATAACGTTCGAAGATCTTACCCCGTTCGTATCTATAGAAACGTTAGTAGATGCAATATTTACTGATTCGGGATATACCTATGAAAGTACGTGGTTAGGCAACCAAACGAATACTTACCTTATGGCCTTGGCTGGTGCGGGGTTGTATACTACGGCGGTATACCAACGTAACGCCTTATACGCTGGTAGAACCAGTAACCAAAGTGTAAACGCGGCTACGTGGACTAATTTAAGCCTAAGCGAAACGGGGCAATTTTACGACGATATAACCGCATGGAATACGGACACGTTTACGGCACCGGTAACCGGTTATTACGAATTTGAATTTTACTTAGTGCCTTCGGTTTTTCAAACGTATTCGTTTCGTTGGGTTGGTTCTACGGCGGGTACTTCGGGAACTATTACCGGCACTACTTCTAATACCACGGTAACTAAAATTATATTCCCGCTAACTATTCTATTGGTTGCCGGCGAAACGGTAAATTTTCAAGTACAAGCGGCTACGGCTTTTAACCTTATAGGTGTTTCAGGTCAAGACCGGCAAAGTACCCGTATACTTTTGCGTAAGTATTGGCAAACGGAAGACTATACGCTAAACGTTGCGGCTAACTTACCCGAATTAAAACAAATAGAATTTTTAAGCGGGTTACAAAAGGCGTTTAACCTGGTCTTTATACCCGACCGGTATAAACCCAAACACTACTATATAGAACCCTTTACGGACTATTTAACGTTCGGAACGGTCAAAGATTGGACCCAAAAAATAGATCTAACTAAAGATCTACAAGTAACGCCCACTACGGACCAGCAAGCGCGTAAATGTGTTTGGAAGTTGGCCGAAAGTGAAGATTTAGTAAATGCGGCCGCAAAACAAACAGAAGGCGAAGTATACGGAACCTTTACAATTAAGGATACGGGTAACGCCTTTAGTAACGGAACCAAAGAAATAAGTACCGTATTTGCCCCGTTCGTAACGCAAGAATTGGACGAAGTACCTTTATTTAGGTTATTGAAGGCCGCAAGTACAGAAAACGCGGCAATAGAAAAACCCAAACCGTTTCTATGTTTTTACAATGGATTCGAAACGGGGGACGTATATTTAACTTCGTACGGGTATGGGGACTTTGACGAACCGGCACCTTTCTTTTCCGCGTATTCTACTTACCGGGTACCTTTACCGAATAAGGCCGATAGCCTTTTTTATGGATACCCCGCACCGTTCCACGAAACAAACGGGTTACCCCTTTATTCGTTGTATTACCGGTACTGGTCGAGTTGGTACAATAGTTTGTATAGCGAAGACGCAAGGCAACTAACGGCGTA